ACTCGCTGTGCGACCGTCACGAGCCGTTCCACGATGTCCGCGCGTTGCTTGCCGATCTCATCGATGTCGTGCTTTGTCAGCATTGGTTCGCCCTTCTCATCGCACACACAGGCGACCAGCATCCGCTGCCGAATCTCGCTCATGCGCTTCTGTAGCCGTTCGCCTTTCAGCGACTGGAACTGCCGCTCGAAGATGTTCCTTTCGCGCACGGTCATTCCTTTGACCCAGACGCTGCCGCCCATTTCAGGTATCGGGACCTCTTCGATATCAACAGGCAGCGGCTTCAGCAGTGCTTCACGGGTCAGTCCCATTGGTCGTCGTCTTCCTCTTCTTCTGCCAGTTCTTTTAGAAACTGAACTTCTTCCAGCCATTCTCGTCGCTCCGCCATCACGCGATCGTGATAAGCCAGCATGTTTCGTTCGTAATCTTTGGGCGGGTTCCGCTCACACATTTCCCGGCATTCATCGTCCGCCGGTTCGGAGTGTCCGCGATTGCAGTGCTTCCATGCGTTCCGGCTTTCGTACACGGTGCCGCAGACAACCCAAGGCTGTCCGCGGCGCCATGTGATCAAGTCTGGCTGATTGACGAGGATCTCGTGCCAGGCTTCCAAGTCGCGAATCATTCGCGCCTTCATCCTTCACCCTTAGCTGTCCGGCAGGCCGACAGACCCTGTCAGTTTCAATTCCAGTGTTGCGGTCAACGCTTCGTCGCCGCTTGCTTCAATGCCGAACGATCCGCCCGCACTCGTAAACGTAACTGACGTCGGCGTCGGATCGGCGAGTTCCACCGTCCAGTCCTGGTCAGCGGGCGATGCCGCGGTGAACAGGGCGCCGATTGCTTTGTGTTGCGTGTCGTCCGGATCGTACAGCAGACTGATCGACGCGTTACCGGGTTCTTTCCGTCCGCCGCGCGCGTACGTTTTCCATCCGCCCGTGTCGTTCAAGGTCGAAGCGTCAAACGTCAGCAGCTCAATTCCGTCCAGGCTAAATGATGTGACCTGTCCGACGGCCGTTGTGTCCATTTTCAGGATCGTGCCGACTACTGGTGTGATTGCCATTTGTTTGGTTCCTTCTACGTGCTTGAGTATTGGCAGGTGACATCAATCGTCACCGTGTGAATGCCAGTTTGTGATGCGTCAGCCGGTGGCTCATAGTCGTTCGATTCGCTCTGAACCATGATCGCATGAACCGTGTCTGACCCGACTGTGCCGCTGTAATTTGTCAAAGCATCGCGAACCGCGTCGCCGACTGATTCAGCCGTCACGCTTCTTTTCGCTCTGCAATCAATGTCGAAGTCGACTTGTCTGCTGCCCGTTGTTCCGCTGATCAATTGAAACTCTTCGGAGTCCATCAGCGTCAGCACCAGGTGCGGCATCGCCGCGTGCTGCGGGGCGTAGCCAACATAGACGCGGCTGCCGACAAGGTCGGCCACGTCTGTGTCGCTCGTCAAAATGGTGATCAGCGCTGACTTCAAAACGCCTTCCTCGCTTTGACTTCTTTTTGAAATCGTGCCCACGCACCTTTTTTGAACGCGGAAAACATCTGACTGCGATTGCTTTGTGCAATTGCCATCATCGGGCGCATCTGTGCCAGAAACCGTCCCGTATTTCTGCGGGTTGTTTTCGTCATTCGTTGTTTAGTTCCAAGCAGCAGCCAATGAACGTTCGAACTACCGAACCCGACACCCTTTTTCCCACCACGCCCTTTCGCTCTCAGTCGTGCGTTGTCGGCTTTTGCTTTCTTCCCGGTGCGGCCGACTTTTGATCCGACTTTTGCTCCGCCGTCTGGCGCATCTTTCACCTTCAGTTTTTTCCAGTCGAGACCTTTCCTTGCTCCTTTGAACCGAGACGGCACTTCAGCCTTCGCCGCTTTTGCGAGCACCTGCGCTGCTTTCGCTGCGCCGTCTGACATCACGCGACGTGCCGCCGTCGTTCGCATTGCTTTCAGTGTGCGAACCAGTTTTTTGTCACCTTGTACGATGCTGGCAGTCATCAGACAGCCCTCTTCGTCTGAATCTCGATCTGCTCGTTGTCCAGATCCAGAACAACGACAGACAGGATTTCGTAAGTCACGCCCGCATACGTCAGCCGCATGTCTGACGTGACGCCTGCGAGTGTGGCGTCATAGGGGCACGTCCAAACATGACTCACGTCCGCCCGCACCTGATCGACTTTCCAAAACTCTCGCCCGCCTTTGCTCGTACACTTGGCGAAAGCTGTTGTGTATTCACCCCAGTTGCTGGCCGCTGTCGGATCGATGAAACCGTGCGCATCCGCCGTGGCGGTTTTGCTCAGGTTCTCAACCGTGATCTTCTTGTCGTATTGTCGAACGCACGTTTTCAAATCTTGTGGTACTCCGTCCAACGCAGAGCAGCGATCAGTCGCTTGTACGCGTCGCTGGTGCTCGAATCAGAGCAGTCACCCCATTCATTCATTGCCCACTGCTGCACGGCCAACCGTGCCTCCGCAGGCACGTCAGAGCCTGCGTCGCCGTAACCACCAACGAATTCGACAACCACCGCGTTCGGTGTATTCGATTCCGTCTCCGGCCAGTTTTTGTTCGTCTTCAGTGCAACGCGGGCCGGCTCGCGGATCGTGTCGACGTGATAATCCGCCGAGCTCAGCGTCTGCGTATCACCGGCCGTGTCCACGTATGTCACAGACGTGACGGACTGAACCGGAGCCTGCCGAATTTCAATTTCCTTTTCGACGGGAAAGCCGTCTAGATACAGCTTTACAGTCTGCGTGATCAGCCGGCGCAACGAGTCGTGTTCCACCTGCCGACGTGATGCCGTCAGCAGACGCGTCAGCTCCGTGTCGAAATCAGTCGTCGTGATTCGTAGCACGTCCTTTAGCTCGCTGAGCGTCAGCGGCTCGACTGATGGCTCTGTCGTGACGACGTACGTCATTCAGCCGACGCCTTTGGCTTGCGTTTCGTGGCTGTCTTCACCGCTTCGGCCTGTCCGCGTTCAATCAGCCTTCTGGCTTCTGCGTCGTCGATGTCAACGACTTCGCCGGGTGCGTTTGAAAAGTACCGGCCCGCACGAGCAATCAGCAGCTTCACCTTCATCGTGATGACTCCCAGAAGAAAAAGGACGGCGCCCCTGATGGAGCGCCGCCACGATTCAAGAAACTACGCCTGCACCAGATGCTTGACTGGTGTATTCGTAGAACTGGCAGTCAGCAGGTCGCCGTCAGCACGATTGATCGCCACCCATCCCACTTGATGGGCGTCGGCGTATCGTTCGTTCAGGCGAACCAAAGACGTGTTCAGGACTTCGCGAACCTTATACGCGCCCATGTTGCCGAAGCAGATGGTGACGTTTCCAGTTGCGATTTCCGGCATGTCGTTGTTGATCACAACGCGATAGCCGAGCAGCGTGTCTGGTGCTGAGCCTTCGAACCCTGCTCGCCAGATGTAATCATTGTTGCTGTTCTTCAGCTTCAGCAGCGCCGTCTTCGTGCTGTCGTGCATCATGAACGACGCGCCCATTCGGTACGCTGGATCGACAGACGACACGAGATCAAGAATCTCATCAGTCGTGATCGCTGCAGCTCCGGCCGCAGTCACGCCAGTGGCACTGCCCACGGTGATCCCGGACGGCTGCGAACTTCCTGTTCCGGTGGTGAAGTGCTGGTTCTGGATGCGTGCGATCCGCTCGCCCAGCATCGTCCCCAGTTCCGCCGCCAGATTGATCCCGGTGTCTTGCAGGATCTCAACCGACGTCTTGATGATCTTCGACGTGTACTTGTACGCGCCGAGCGTGAACACGCCGAACGTGACATCCTGCTCGCTGTCGGTTGAGTTCTCACCGAGAAGCGCCCCGACGTTGCTGGTATCGTCCGCAGTCGGCCACGGCAAATCATTGCCGCTGGCTGTTCGCAGAACATCGGCGACGCTTCGCACGCTGCCGTAGGTCAGCAACGCCTTTTCCAGATTGGCGACGAAGCCTTCCGGGATGGTGTAGCCACCAGCACTATCCGTCGTGCTCTGTGCCGCGTAGATCTCATCCAGCGACTTCGGTGCCCGTGCTGTCAGCGGAATCTCCAGAGCTGGAGCGCCACTGTCGAACGAGAAGCCAATGCCGGCAGCCTTTGCGGCTGCCTGTGCTTCTTCGTCCATCAGACGCGGGTGTCCATGACGAGCCAGCCCATCAACAGCCGCTGCGATCGCTTCTGACGTTGAAACTCGCGGAGCGTCTGAACTCGGCAGCCGCGGCACGTTGCCACCAGATGAAACCAGTGCGTCGATGCTTCCGCGTGATCGCACGGCATCCAGATCGGCCTGAGCCGCTTCGATGCGTGCAACGCGATTCGCTCGCACTTGTTCTTCGGCCAGATGATCGTCGATTTCGGCTTTCAGCGTGTCCGCGTCGCCCATCATGGCGTCGAACTGTGCAGACTCGTCTGATGTCAGCCCGTCTTCCCGCTCGCTCAGAAACGCCTGAGCGTCTTTGATCAGCTTCACGCGCTGATCGACTTTGCTTTGAATGTCCACGTCTTGCCCCCTGTGCAAATGTTGTTTGTGTTTTGCCGGGGCACGAAAAAAGCACGAACCACCCCGACACGTTTGACCGTGTTCAAGGCGACTCGTGCACTTGCACTTATCCCTTTTCGCAGACTTCCGCCGTCACTTGTCGGCGGGATGGCCTGATCTGGTTTTTTGTTCTCTACGTATTTTCGTCAGCCGATTCTGAGCGTCAAGTCCATTTTCGCTTTGGCGAGTGCCAGCCGTTCTTCAGGGCAGTATTCCGGCTGCTGCTTCAGCTCGATTGCTGCGGCCATTTGTGCGAGTTCTTCCAGCTCTTCAAGCGTTTCCACCGCCACCGCGAACGGCTCAGCATTGGAGCAGGCTGCGATCGTTTTGTTTGGAATGATTGAATCCGCGAACCCGGCCCGCTTCGCTTCCGCTGCGCTGAACCATGTTTCCGCCTGCATCCAGTCCAGAATCTGCGATTTGTCGCTGCCGGATCGTGCGGCGTAAATGTCGGCCATCGAATCTTTGATGCCGTCCAGAATCGACGCCATCTTTTCCGTTTCGGCCGCTGCTTCTCGCAGATCGTCCGCGTCGCCCCACGCCATCGCAGACGGCCCCATCGGATTGTGAATCATGAACTTCGCGTTCTGCGCCATCACGACCTCATCGGACGCACAGGCGATGATCGTGGCGATTGATCCCACAACACCGTAAGCGTGAACGCGAACCGGCGACGGGTGCGCCGCAAGCATCGAATAAATCGTTAGCCCGTCACGAACGACGCCGCCCGGACTGGAGATGTACACGTCGAGCGGTTCATCCGTTGAGGCTGCTGCGTACTGTTCCGCGAACGTGTTTGCTGTAATCCCGTCGCCGCCTTCGGTTTCGCCGATGGCTCCATACAGTTGAATCTCATTGCTCATCGTTTGTGTGCTCCATGATTGAGTCGGTAATGATTTCGCCTCGCTCGTCTGTCCAGGTGGCGACGCACTCAGCGACAGCCCCGGCCAGACTCGTCTGCGAACACGAGCCCGCAACATCCAGCAGCGCGAGCTTGCTGGCTTGTGCGTGTTTGATCAAAGCGTTCTTTGAACCGGCCGCGGGAATGGCCGACGTGTGAACCCATTGCGTGTAGAACGATTCAACCCACGCTGGGAAGTCGTCTTTTGTTTTTGCGGCCGACACAACGCGATCCTTTTCAATTCGCAGACTTCGATCGACGCAGTGTGAAACCATCGCCCGCAAGCTGGCAGCCGCTGGCGAATTGTCTTCTGTCGGCTCCGGGGCGTCGAGTCGCACCGGCTGCGGTGGCTGTTCTTGACGCTCTGTGATCTCCAGCAGGTTCGCCGGCCGGTACAGTGCGTCACCGTTCTCAACCGGAGCCATGTTCTCTGCGTTCCGCACTTCGTTGATCGTCATGTTCCCCGACATCTGCATTTTCGTGTAGAAGTTCGCGCGATCATTCGCACTCATCCGCAGCAGTGCCCGGCGGTTAAACTCGACGAAGTGCGAGTCTGTCCGCTGCTGCGTATCACTCAGCAGCTTCGTGTTTGCTTCGCTTTCGATCTCGCAAAGCCAGTGATCAAGACAGTCATTCAGGAACGATTCGTTTTCCGCCTCAAGACTGTTGTGGCTGGTGCGCGTCGGATCGCCCAGCTTGTGCGGTGGACAGCCTGTGATGTTCGCGATTGTGCGGACTTCATATTCGCGGGTTTCGAGGAATTGCGACTGTGCCGGGTTTACAGTCAACGGCGTGAACTTCGTGCCGTCTTGCAGCAGTGCGACCTTGTGAGAATTCGACAGCCCTTGGTTCATCTTTCCCCACGCGTCCATCGTGGCCGAAATCTTCGCTTCCGAGAAGTGCCCCGGCACTTGCAGCACGCCGGACACGTTCGCGCCTTGCCCAAAGAACCGCGCCCCGAACCGGGAAGCCGCCACGCCAACGGACAGCGCTTCCGCCATCAGCGTCACGATGTCATAACCTTTCATTCCGTCATTAGACAGACCGCGCACGTGGAACACGTCTCGCGATGGTATCCGCACCTGCTCGCCGCGAATCTCTGTCACATACCACAGCTCCGCGTCCTGCATCGCAGGAAACGTCACATCAGGATCCAGCAGAACGAGCTGTGTGGCGTCGCCGCGGTTGTTCCGTTCGATCGCCGCGTATCCGTTGCCGCGAAGCAGTGCGTGCCCCACGAGCGTCTGCTTCAATGTGAACGCCTTCACATACTTCGAACTGCGTTTCTTCAGCAGTCGCGTCGCCGGGTGCAGCGTGTCTCGTTCTTTCGCACCTTCCGGCAGGCGGCGAAACACATCCACCGGCAGCTTTGCCACGCTGCCACTGATCAACGATACGGCACGCCACAGCGGCGGGTGCCCCATCGCGATCGTGGGCGAGATCTTCACGCCTGCTTCGGTGCCCATGCCGCCAAAGTATCGGTCCCACGCGGCCGGATCTTGTAACGAAACGGCCGGGTTCTCCAGCGGTGCGTTGTTCTCGATTTCGTCTGTCTGCATGTTTTACCCTTAGAACAGAATTACGCCGGCGTTTTCGTCGGTGTACGCGCCTGCGTCAGATCCGTATTTGATACTCAGCGCCATCCCCATCAACGTGGAGACGATGCCGTCAATCTTCTCTTGAGACTTCTTCTTGTCCGGTTTGATTCGCCCGCCTGTGTCTTCAATCGCCACCGTGTTCGCTGCCATCCATCGCAGCACCGCGTTGCCGTTGTGCCTGAATTTTCCGTTGCCTATCCACGCCAGCATCTGGCGGAATGGTTCGTTGAA